AGTTTGGATATGATACATTCAAAGCTGCATATGATACTGATGCAAGAGTAAAATCAATGATTGCAAACTTTAGTGAAAAAGGCATTGAGCCTAAAACTAAGAAGACACCTAGTGATACTCCGCAAGGCGATTCACAAGACGGTGGCAAAACAGTATCACAGATGGCTAAGTCTGCAACAAATCTTAGCGATAATCTTTAATAAAAACACTTGACATTCGATGCTCTTTGTTGTATAATAATAACAATTAAGGAGAACTCATCTATATGACAACTAGAACTGATGAAGAAATCATCGAACAAATTAAAAAATTAATTGAAACACAGGTTAAACCTAATGTTGCAACTCATGGCGGTAATATTGAATTCTTGCAATATGACAATGGCAAATTATTGCTTGAGTTAGGAGGTGCATGTTCAGGATGTGCTGGATCAACAATGACACTAAAAATGGGTGTTGAAAATATGATCAAACATTATGTGCCTGAAGTGCATACAGTTGACGCACAAGATGATCCATTAAGTGATGTTGATCCTTTCTATACAGATCGCAGTATGTTTTATGATAGACCAGGATTCGATAATGACACTGATTATTAATAAATTTGATTACAAACCAATAAACAGAAAACAAGTTAATGGTAAACGCCTTTATCAAACTCCTGACGGCGGTGCTGTAGCTAGTGTTACAACTATCCTTGATGCTACAAGCGACAAGTCAGGACTTATTGCATGGCGCAAACGTGTAGGCGAAACTAAAGCACAAGAGATTGTTACTGAAGCGGCAGGTGTTGGTACACGAATGCACAAGTATTTGGAAGACTACGTAGAGTTTGGCAAGTGGCCTGAACCAGGTAGCAATCCATTTGCTAAAAAAGCACATGCAATGGCTACACAGATTCGCGACAATGCTATGGGCGATGTAGATGAGATATGGGGTAGTGAAGTGGCGCTTTATGTGCCTCAAATGTACGCAGGAACAACTGATCTCGTAGGACAGTACAAAGGCCAACCCTGTATTATGGACTTTAAGCAAACTAACAAGCCTAAGAAACTAGAGTATGTACAGAACTACTTCTTACAGCTAGTAGCATACGCAGAAGCACACAACGAAATCTACGGCACTAATATACGTGAAGGACATATCTTTATGTGTAGCCGCGGAGATGACGGTATGATACTAGGCGGTGAAACATATCAACAATTTGATGTATGGCCGCATGAATATGATGAATGGCGCAACGAATGGTACGAAAGGGTTTATGCATATTATTCAAAACACGGATAAATATGTATAACAGGAGACAAATATGGCCGTAGTTCAAATAAGTAGAATCCAAGTCCGAAGAGGACAAAAAAACGCAGGTAGTGGATTGCCACAACTAGCTTCAGGTGAGCTAGGTTGGGCAGTTGACACAAGAGAATTATATATAGGTAATGGAGCAGTAAGTGAAGGTGCACCAGCAGTAGGTAATACAAAAATATTAACAGAATTTGATAATATATTTTCACTTACTGAAGCGTACACTTATAGAACTGACGATGCTTATATAGTTACAGGCGGAGATGTTAGTACACCTATTGTAAGAAGTTTACAAGCTAGATTAGACGACATAGTTAGCGGACGCTCATTTGGATTAACAGGCCAAACATCACAAATAGCAACAGCAAAATTACAAACAGCAATTGATCAACTGTATTTGAACTCAGCAACCAAAGGTAGCGCACAGAGTAAAATTGTTTTACATCTTGAAGCAGGCGAATATATTGTTGACGGCACAATATACATTCCACCTTATGCAACTATTGTAGGAGCAGGTAGTGGAAAAACTATTATTAGAACATCTACAGCTAGTACAACTATATTTAAAACAGTTAACGGTAGCAGTACATCACTAGTACGTGACGGTGAAACTACAACATCTTTGAACCAAGCAACAGATATTAGATTAGAAGGTGTAACTTTAGAAACTACAGTTCCAAACAAAGGTCTTATATTAGAGAATTGTAAAGACAGTGTGTTTAGAGATGTAGAAGTAACAGGACCATGGGTATCAGGTAATGCAGTAGCACTTACAGATGTTGGTATTGAAATGAATAGCCTTAGTGGCACTGTTGAAACAAAAAATAACATATTTGAAAACTGTAAAGTAAATGGTTACTCTTATGGCATTAGCAGTGATTGGGACATCCATAACAACATGTGGGACAACTGTTCGTTTGCAAGTTGCTCTTATGGATTTGCGTTTGCAACAAACCTTAACACACTAAATGCATTATCAGGAAGTGGTCAAGAAAAAGGACCATACAACAATACTATTAGTAATTCAAGATTTGATGCAATAAACAGACATGCTATTTGGTCAAAGTTTGGTACACTAAATTCAAGTTCAAACAACTCGTATGTAAAAGTTGGTACAGAAGGTGCCGCAGAATTCCAAGCAACACATTCTGTAATTAAATATGAAAAACCAGGTAACTCTAGTATTGGAGATTACTTTGCAAGAACAGCAGTACTATCGTATACACCAGGCTACTGGATTTCATATGCATATCTACCAGAAATTGAAGGTGCAGTGATTGCTGAGTTTGGCGAAACACATACACTGAATACTATCTTAAGAACTGGTACAGATGCAAATGGACCAATTGGAGTAAAAAGATTTAGACTTTCAGGTGAACCTGATATTGCAAGTCAGCAATATGAAATTGAATATGTAATTAATAGTAGTGCATACTCTGCTTCACGCAGTGGAACATGTACTTTAACACTAAACGGTATTGATAAAACAGTTACAGTATCAGATAATTATGATTACATTGGGACATCTGCTTATGAAGATGCAATATCGTTTGGAGCACTTATACAAGACGCTGATGGAGACACTATAGACGAAACAGTTGATGTACTAATAGCAAGTACAATGCCATCAGATGATCAGTCAACTATAGAATTTAAAATTAGAAATAGAAAATCAACAATTGACGCCGCCGGTGAATAATGTTTTGTAAAAAATATGAAGACAGACTTTTAGCCTGGAGTGAATTTAGGCAAAATCTTGAAACATCAAACACTCCTATACAGGATGTAATAGACTTATATAACACAGCACCTACAGTAAGTATCCACACGGATCCATGGGATAATAGTATGTGGCCAACACCGTGGGAACTTGTAAAAGAGAATCAGTACTGTGAGTTCTGCACCGTGCTAGGTATGTGTTATTCACTACAGTTAACCGAACGTTTTTCCCAGGACCAGTTCGAGATACATATCGTTATAGATAGAAAAAATTCGTCGACCCACTACTTACTTTACGTAGGTAAAACACTAATCGAACACCCTAACGGAGTACAAGATAATGCTAAATTCTTACCTGAACACTTTGAAATCAAGAAGAAATATAGCATGCCAAAATTACAATAAATATCAAACAAACTAAAAAGAGAAGAGGAGAGAACATGTCAAACGGAACAATGATCATCAAACGTGATGGTTCAAAAGAACACTTAAACATCGATAAAATCCACAAAGTAGTAATGCATGCGTGTGAAGGATTAGCAGGAGTTAGTGCAAGTCTAATCGAAATGAATGCTAACATACAATTTTATGATGGTATGAGTACACAAGAAATACAAGAAGTTCTTATCCGTAGTGCAAATGACTTAATTAATTTAGAAGCACCTAACTATCAGTATGCGGCAGCTAGACTATTAGCATATACATTAAACAAACAAGTGTTTGGTGAATATGATGCTATTAGTTTTTACGACATGATTAATAAAAATATTGAACGCAAAGTATATGACCCGGCAATCCTTAAGTCATACACAAAAGAAGAAATTGACTCTCTTGACTCATACATTAAACATAAGCGTGACGAGAACTTTACCTATGCAGGACTACGTCAAGTAGTTGACAAATACCTAGTTCAGGATCGTTCATCAGACGAAATATTTGAAACTCCTCAGTTCATGTATATGATGATTGCGGCAACGCTATTTGCTAACTATCCAGCAGAAGATAGAATGTATTATGTAAGGAGATACTACGATGCGACCTCACTATTTAAAATCAATATCCCAACACCAGTCATGGCTGGCGTCCGGACCCCTGTCAGGCAGTTTGCAAGTTGCGTTCTTGTTGACTCTAACGATACCCTTGATAGCATCTTTGCCAGCGATATGTCTATTGGACGCTATACAGCGCAAAGAGCAGGAATCGGAATCAACGCAGGACGTATCAGAGGAGTAAATGCAAAGATTAGAGGCGGTGAAGTAGCACACACAGGTATTATTCCGTTCCTAAAGAAATTTGAAGCAACAGTACGTTGTTGTACACAAAATGGTGTACGTGGCGGCAGTGCTACTACGCACTTCCCGTTTTGGCATCAAGAGATTGAAGACATCCTTGTACTAAAAAACAACAAAGGTACAGAGGATAACAGAGTACGTAAGTTAGATTACAGCATACAGTTAAACAAAACTATGTATGAAAGGTTATTATCCGGCGGAGATATAACTCTTTTCTCACCACATGATGTGCCAGGCTTGTATGATGCTTACTTTGGTGATCCAGAAGTGTTCCAAGAGCTATACGAGAAATACGAACGTGCATACAGCATTAAAAAGAAAACTATTCCAGCAATGGAGTTGTTTAGTGCGTTGATCAAAGAACGTGCAGAAACAGGACGCATTTATATTATGAATGTTGATCACTGTAATACACACAGCTCATTCAAAGACACAGTATATATGAGTAACTTGTGCCAAGAGATTACACTACCAACTAAGCCGTTAGAACACATTGATGACGAAGAAGGTGAAATTGCATTGTGTATCTTAAGTGCTATCAATGTAGGATTAATTAAATCTTTAGGTGACTTAGAAGAACTATGTGACTTAGCTGTTAGAGCATTAGAAGAAATTATTGACTATCAAAAATATCCTATTAAGGCTGCAGAGAAGTCAACTAAAGCAAGACGTTCATTGGGTGTAGGCTACATTGGACTTGCACATTATCTAGCTAAGAATAAAGTTAACTATGCTGATCCTAAAGCGTGGAAAATAGTACATGACTTATCAGAAGCATTCCAATACTATTTGTTAAAAGCATCTAACACACTTGCACAAGAGCGTGGCGCTTGTGATTACTTTGACCGTACTAAATACAGTGATGGCATACTGCCTATTGACACATATAAAACTGATGTCGATACTATTGTGGAGAACAAGTTAAGCTATGATTGGGAGGCTTTACGAGTACAGATTAGGGAACACGGACTACGGCACAGCACATTGTCCGCACAAATGCCTTCGGAGAGCAGTTCCGTTGTGTCGAACGCTACCAATGGAATCGAACCTCCTAGAGGCTACTTGTCCGTTAAGAAAAGCAAAAAAGGGCCTCTTAAGCAGATTGTTCCACAGTATAATACACTAAAGAACCACTACACGTTGTTATGGGAGATGCCAAACAACACAGGATATATAAATACTGTTGCTGTTATGCAGAAGTTTTTCGACCAAGCTATCAGTGGTAACTGGAGTTACAATCCAACTCATTATGAAAACAATGAAGTGCCTATGAGTCAAATGATTCAGGACCTATTGACAACATATAAAATGGGATGGAAAACTAGTTACTACCAAAACACTTATGATTATAAAACTGATCCAAGTGAAGCTGTAATTGATGAACCTGCACATAACGTAGGCTGGCACGACAATGTAAAAGAGTCACCAGTTGAACGAACAGAGTTTAATGGCACTGATGATGAATATGAAGAATATTGTGATTCGTGTGCAATTTAATTGTTGACAGACACAATAAAAGATAGTATTATACTATTAGACATAGTAAGGAAAGAGACACATGGCAAAGACAGTTTTTAACAAAGATAAGGTGGACTTCACCAAACAGAATATGTTCTTCGGAGCAGATCAAAACACACAGCGTTACGATACATTTCGTTTTCCTGTGTTTGACAAACTTAACCAAACAATGCTTGGATATTTTTGGAGACCTGAAGAAGTAAGTCTACAAAAAGACAGAGCTGACTTTGCTAACTTCCGCCCAGAGCAGAAGCATATCTTTACAGCAAATTTAAAGTATCAAACACTGCTCGACAGTGTCCAAGGACGTGGTCCATGCCTAGCATTTTTGCCGCATGTTTCACTTCCTGAACTAGAAGGATGTATTGTTACTTGGGACTTCTTTGAAACAATCCATTCACGTAGCTATACACACATTATGAAAAATGTGTATGCTGATCCTGCAGAAGTGTTTGACACTATTTTAGATGATGAAAAGATTATTGCTCGTGCAACAAGTGTTACTAAACATTATGATGCATTTGTAGAAGCAGTTGATGCTTACAATCATAGAGGCGAAGGTAGCTTACATGATGTTAAAAAGAAACTGTATCTAGCAATGATGACTGTAAACATTTTAGAAGGTTTGCGTTTCTATGTAAGTTTTGCATGTACATTTGGTTTTGGCGAACTGAAGCTAATGGAAGGCTCAGCTAAGATTATTTCACTTATTGCTCGAGATGAAGCTCAACATTTAGCCCTAAGCACACATGTTTTGAAAATTTGGTCACAAGGCAAAGACGATCCAGAAATGAAGAAGATTGCCAAAGAGTGTGAACAAGATGTATACGACTTATGGCGTGATTGTGTTGCAGAAGAAAAAGACTGGGCTGACTATTTGTTTAAAGATGGCTCAATGATTGGATTGAATGCAGCTTTACTAAATCAATATGTTGAATACATTGCCAACCGCAGGTTAAAGGCGCTGGGGTTACAAGCAATTTTTGATCAGCCTGTTAACACTAACCCACTTCCTTGGACACAACATTGGTTAAGTAGCTCAGGGCTACAAGTTGCTCCACAAGAGACAGAAGTAGAGTCTTATATTATCGGCGGCATCAAACAAGATGTAGACAAGGATTCATTGAAAGGATTCAGTTTATGATAACTATATGGGGCAAACCTGCATGTCCAAGTTGTACAAAAGCTAAAGCACTATGCGAAACAAGACAGTTACCATACGAGTATAAAGAATTAGGCAAAGACTTTACAAGAGAAGAAGTCTTTGAAGAATTTCCAACAGCAAGAACATTTCCGCAAATTATAGTTGGCGGGAACAAAGTTGGCGGATACGAACAAATGGTAGAATATATTGAAAATACTAATTATAACGGAACAGGACATACTATATAATGTTAATCGAAGCACCGTATAAAGTTGGAGACAATGTCTCATTTAAATTAAGTTCAGGCGAAGAGATTGTTGCACGTTTAGAAAAAGAAGATGAAAAGTCTTACACACTAAAAAAGCCAATGGTACTTATTGCACAGCAACAAGGACTAGGACTCGCACCATTTATGTTTAGTGTATCACCTGATGGTAAATTTGTTTTAAACAGTTCAGCAGTAAGTTGTATGGCTAAAACAGAAGAACAAATCAGCAAACAATATACAGAAAAGACAACTGGCATAGCGTTGTAAAGATCACGATAAATACATTCATATAAGGAATGTATTGATGACAACACCACGTGGCGCACCATTTGATAAAAATAATATCTTTAATAGAGATTCTGTAGATGGCGGAAAAACTACTTATGAGCAAGCAGGATCTACGTTAGACGGCGGCTCATTTACAGCACCAAATCCAGAAATAAATGACTGTGGCAATCTTCCAAAAGTAGGAGAAGCCACATATGTTCCTGATCCGAATTATGATAAAAATGGTTTAATTATAGGAGCATAATATGGCAGAACTTGGTAGCATCATCTTACGTAGAGGTACTACAGCCGAAAGGTTAGCCTTTGTTCCACTCAAGGGTGAAATAATATACGACACTGAACTTAAACAAGTATTTGTTGGTGACGGTGAAAAGTATGGCGGTAACAATGTTTTCAACGAGCAATTAGTTGTTGACAATGATAACAACCTAAAAGTTGGAAATAATCTTGCTGTTATAATTGACGACAATGGCGAAGCAAAAAGTCTAAGACTTCCGGGTGGAGATAAGAAAGACAGACCTAATCCTGTAGAAGGCAGTTTACGTTACAATAAAAATGATAAAGTAGTTGAGTATGCTGACGGCCAAGAATGGTTCTTTTTAAATAAAACTGTTATCAACGGTGACGTAGTAGAACTATACGTTAGCCTTGACGGACACGATGATAGACGTTACGGAGTACAAAGAGGTAGAAGTTGGGGTACAGCTTTTAGAACTATCAACTCAGCAATGCGTTTAGCAGAAGATATTATAAATGCTAATCCTGAAACTGAAAACTTTGTTAACGAAGAACAACCTATAAAAACAAAACAGATACTAGTACATGTAGCAAGTGGCATATACGAAGAACACTTGCCTATTAAGGTTCCAGAGAACACAAGTATATTTGGAGCAGGACAAAGACGTACAACAGTAAGACCAAAGATTGGTGTACCAAGTGAATCACCTTGGGCAAAGATACGCTTTTGGAGAGAAACAGATGAATTTCCAGATGGATACTTTGGATATCATTATCTAACAGATCCTCGTAGTGAATATAGTACACCACGTGATAACTTATACAATGACGTATTCTTGTGTAACAGTACAAACTGGTTTCACGATTATACAACAGACAAGCATAGTAGTTTTGCCTTTGTACTAGATCCCGAAGGACAAATTTTAACTAAGTCACCTTATCCACATACAGGTGCATGTTTTCCAAAATCAAGTTACGACACTGATCCTTATGCAGTTGGCTTCCATGGAGGTATATTTGCAGACGGATTCACAGGAAACCAAGAATTTAATATAGACTCAGTAGCAGGCGATAACCTTAGTATGGTTGCTAGTAGCTTTTGGCGTAAGCCTCTTATGCCTACAGCGTTTTATGCAGATGGTAATCGTTATCAAGCACAATCAGTTACAGCACCTAGTGATGCAAAAGTAAATGCAACAACATTATTAGCGGCAAACAAAAGTTTTATACAAGAAGAAACTATTACATATGTTAACAATACATATTTGTTTGATTATAATAGAGACAAGTGTAAACGTGATTTACAATTTATACTAAAAGCAAGTAGTTACGATAGTATACTAGGTACTAATTATTTTGGACGCATAGCCGCACTTTCTTACACAAGACCAAACAGTGCGTATGTATTAAGTGATCAGCTTGCACCTACAATAGGCGGTCTGACATATGCAAAAGGACAAGCCAACACAGCATTATCTGATATAACTGCTGTCCAACAAGCAAATGCTAGTATATTTGATGATGTTATAGATGTCCTAAACAATGGCGCAGGAAATGTTGACGACTTATTTTTTCCGGCAACAGTATATGACGATGCTAAAGATTATGCTAGTGCAATTATCACCGCAAACAAAACGTTCATACAAGCAGAAACAGTAGAGTTTATTAGACAAAAAGTAGTAGCAGGTGCTGAGCCATTTACTACTGATTATGTTTACGACCAAGCAAAATGTGAAAGAGATATAGGATTCTTATTAGACGCATTAAGATTTGATTTATTGTTTGAAGGTAATACTGCAATTAAGGAAATAGCAAATAGTTATTGGAACGGAATAACAAGTGTAATACCAACACAAATTCAACAGCACATAGCCGCATTTGGATTTATAAGAAGTATCATCGATACTATTATGCGTAATACTGTTTTTACTGTAGGTCAACGTAAGCAAGTAGTAGTTGAACAGCAAACTATAGCAGAGCCTACAATAAGTGAAAGTCTTATAACACGAGCGCAAGGTTTAATATTACTAGTTGAAGAAGTAATTGAAAGCGGAACTAACTATGCACCGCAAACTGTAGCACCTAACTTTGAAACACTAGTTGCGAATACTCCTCCAGCATTTGTAGATGACTTACAAGCAAAACTTACCTTGCGTACATCATTTGTTACTGAGTTTCCTAATATTATTACAAGCACAATTAATTTTATCGATACTAACTATGCAAGTTTTGTGTACGATGAAGACACATGTCGTAGAGATGTAGGACTTATCATTGATGCAATGATACACGACTTAACCTACGGTGGAGAAGCTGAAACTTGTGAGGCCGCGGCAACTTATTTTGAAACAGGAAGTACAGTAATTGCTGACCAAGAAGCCGAAACAGTTGATGCAATAAACAAAGCAAGAGATCTTGCGATTGCCTGTGTTGCTAACACTTCTGTTACTCCGTTACAAAGTGTAGTTACACAAACGACTAATAGTAATAATGGTGAAGCAGGCACAGACGCAACAATCACAACACTATTTGGCATAATAACTAATTTAATTACAAACTATGTAAGTATTAAAGAAGCACATGATCTTATTATGTCTAACATTAGTTGGATACAAGATGAAACTATTGCATTTATTAATGCTTCGTATCCTGCATTTGTTTACAACGATGTCTTATGTAAACGTGATACAGGATATATTGTTGCAGCTATTGCAAACGATTTGTTTGGAGGTAGTAGAAGAAGTGTAGAAGCAGGCAGAAGTTATTATAGAGGTGTAAGCGACTTAGGTGATCCAAGTGTTGCAATTGGCGCACAGCTAACAGAAACACTAGCGGCAAACAATCATGTCAAAGGACTTATACAAAATGTATTAAGTAATGTAGCAGCATCGCCAACATACCAATCTGTTTCAACACAAACTATTACAACAGATGTTGTAGCACAGACTATAAAAGATAAAGCAAACAGCGACTTCAATATAATACTTGATATTATGGAGAACGGAGAAACACAAGGTCCGCAGAGTCTACCTAAATATACTATTAATATAAGCAGTGAAACTCCATTACTACCTGCACTTGTAGATAGAAACTTAACAATGATTACAGCTGGTAACAAGTCATTTGTTGCTACTGACTGGACAATGTTTGGTAACTTAGGTTACGGTGTACTAGCAAGAAATAATGCAAGAGTTGAGCTTGTTAGTATATTCACATACTATTGTGGATACACATACAAAGCAGAAAGCGGATCAGAAGTACGTTCACTTAATGGTTCAAGTTCAAACGGAATATACGGATTAGGCGCTGAAGGTAGAAACCCATTCGAAGTTCCTGTTAATGCAGCAACAGTTAATGAAAGTGTGTTTGTAGCACAAGCCGATAGTACTATAGCAAGCGAAAACGTAGCCGGCGATCTACAAATTACAATTAAAAATGCACAAGGTTATGATAGCTCTGCGGCAGAGTTCTTTAATGTTATGGTTGCAGATATTGCACACGGCGGTGCAACAGGTAATGTAAGTTATGAAATTGGTAACTTCAACGGTAACAAACTAAACATTCGAGGAAGTGCTTCAGGACTATTAGCAGACATCCCAGACAATGCAAATATTACAATTAGACTATTACAAGAATATGAAATTGATACTAATGCTGATATTACAAACCTGTTACTAGGTGCAGCCTTACAGTATGATAACGAACCGGATGTTGGTTATAGAATTATTCAAGTTACTCCAAATGAAAATGTAGTAAACAGATTTGCTATTAGAGCACTGCCAACACTAAATCACTTAGGCGTTGTTATAAATGGTGGCGGTAGTAATATAGGTCCAGGAGTAAATCAATTTACAATCAACCAAATAGGATATGACGCTGACGAACTAGTAAACAGACGTTTAGGTTACAAAGGAACAATTTATAAAGTTACTGCCTTCGACCCTGTAAACTATGTTATTACATTAGATCAAAATTTGAACGATGCACTTATTGATCAAGCAAGTGTACGACTAAGTCCGCCACCCGGAGCAACAGGTAAAATATTTACTGACTTCTCAATTGTTAAAGCCGGTAACCACGACATGCTTGATGTTGGTACAGGCTCATATGAAGATTCAAACTATCCAAGAGAACTTTATGGACCTCCAACTAGACGTCCAGCACAATCACAAGAAGTTACAGAGACAGCACCAGGGCGTGTGTTCTTTGTTACTAACGACCAAGACGGTAACTTTAGAGTTGGTGATTACTTCCGTGTTAACCAAGGTGATGGTAGTGTTAGTTTCTCAGCAAGTATTGCTCTTTCAAACTTAGACGGCTTAGGATTTACACGTGGTGTTACAGTAAATGAATTTTCACCAGACAGTGACATGTCAGATATTAGTGACGAAGCTCTTCCAACAGAACAAGCCGTTGTTAATTATATCAACAAACGCCTAGGACAAAATGATCTAGGACAAAGTGTTGGTGTAACAAGAATTGGTGCGGGTGTTGTTATGCTAGACGGAAGTCAAGCACTTGAAGGCGATCTAGATTTAAACAATAACGATATAAACAATCTTACATTATTAAATGTAACAAACATAGACGCAACTCAAACTGACACAGATACACTGATAGTAAACACAAGCACAGTTACGCCAACACTTCGTGTTACAGACTTAACTAATAATCGTATACTATTAGGAGGCACATCAGGAGAAGTTGAAGATAGTGCAAACTTAACATTTGATGGCTCACTTTTAACTGTAACTGGTGACGAAACAATAACTGGCTCGCTTACAGTGCAAGGTATTACAACATTTTCACAAATGGAAGTTGATAACCTAACAGTAAACGGAGAAATATTTGGCGGACCACTTAATACAGATGATGTAAGACTCGCAGGTAACAGAGTTGAAACAACTGCAACCAATAGTAACTTAGAGTTGAATACATCAGGTACAGGTACTGTTGAATCATTAAAAGATACAAACATAACAGGTGACTTAGGTATATCTGGTGATGTTAATGTTACAACTGATTTAAATGTAACCGGTGATACTACACTAGCAACTGCAAAAGTATCTGACTTAACAGATACACGTTTAGTTTATGCTGGAGCAAATGGAGAACTTAAAGACGAACAAGACTTTACAATAACATTTGACACAGAATTAATAGATGGTGTGAATGAGCCGCGAACTAATGTAAATCTAGTTGGTAGGCATAGTGTAGTAGGAAGTATTGAAGTAGATGATATTCAATTAGACGAAGATACTATTACAATTAATGGACAGCGTATATATGGCGCAGGTAGTGCCGCAAGCGGAAGCATTTTTCTAATACCAGGATCTACAGGACTTAATGTAGGTACAGTAGAAGTTACTGGTAATTTAAGTGTAAGCGGATCGTTTTCTACTACTGATGTAGGACTTCAAAACACACAGATAAACGGTAACCTAAATGTGTTTGGTAACTCAACATTTGGAGATCAAATTACAGATGCGGTTACATTTACAGCAAGAGTCAATAGTGACCTTTTACCGTTAACAGATAGTGCCCATGACTTAGGAACAGATGGATCAGGCGGACTTGCATATCGTTGGGCAAATGTGTTTACTGATAACTTAGATAGTTATGATTTAAATATTAGAGAAGCTGGTGATATAAGTGTATTCAACTCAGCGGGTACTCCGGTAGAAACGTTTAGTGTAACAGGTAGTTCGGGATTTATTGAAAGCACTGGCGGCTTAGAAGTTACATATTCAGGTGACATAAGAGTATACAACAGCGATGCAACACCAGCAGTAACTTTTGAAGTTGACGGTGCAACAGGTGACGTTAATATTGCAGGTGATGTAGATGTACAAGGTA